TACCGCTCGTCCGCCTCCGTGACAGCCTCGCCGCACCACCGGCAGACACAGCCGCGCATCATCTTCCCTCGCCCCCCTTGGTAACCACTGAATCAATCGTCTGCGGTTCTCAGCGGATCTTTTGCCCCAGCTGTGCAGTTTGAAAAACTTGAAATACACAAAGTATTCCTGTGTTTTTCAAACTTTCATTTGCGGCAAAATCTCTCACTGATAACTCTTGTCGATTGAATCATCTGTTACCCAATCATATTTTTATGCGATACGCAGTTGACAAAACGCGCCGCGCCGGATACAATAAATCTGCATGAATCTCCGGCTGCGGCGCCGCTCCCTCTGATTCCCTGGCCCACGGGCCTGTTTGCTTCCGGCCCGCAGCGCTCTCCGCACCTGCCCCCTGAGTGTATCGCATTTATATGCGACTGTCAAGGGAGGTATGTCGCATTTTTATTTGATTCTCTATTTTGCATAAATGCGAGGTGTCTGTTTTGTTTATTTATAGCAGATTCGAAGCGCTGATCCGCGAGACGGGCGTGACCAAGGCGTCCATCGCCCGCCGCATCGGCCGCACGCCGACCGTCTGCCAGGACTGGAAGGCCGGCAAATCCGAGCCCAGCGCCGACCAGCTCCAGATCGTCGCCGCCGCCCTTGGCACAACGCCCGCCTACCTCACCGGCGCGACGAATAAAAAAACGCTCCCCACCGGCGCACTGTCCGGTGAGGAGGACCCGCTCGACGCACAGCTCAGGGAGCTTCTTTCCCATGCTGACGATGATCTGAAGCAGGCCATGATCGCGTTTTTAGAGCGTTTTCAAAAAAAGTAAGAAACTGCTGTTTTTCCTCCCGGCTCAGCGCCGCAAACAGCCGGACGATCCGCTCGTCCGCCGTTTCCCATGCGTCCTGTCTGTCTGCTCGGTGTTTCGTCATTCTGCATCCACTCCTAAAATTCCGTTCCGTTCTTCCGGCAGCTGATGTATGAGGCAGTATTTGTATATTAAAACATTTGTTCCATTTTTGCAATATGGCAGAACCTACAAAGAATCGGCGAAATTTTCTATCCGCCCGAACGTCATACTGTCCCAAAAACCGGACTTCCGCCCATTCTGCCGCCCAGCCCCGATTTCTATCCTTGACGCGCCCGACATTCAGTGCTAAAATATTCCCACCTGCCGGTGTGGTGGAATGGCAGACACAAGGGACTTAAAATCCCTCGGCGTAACAACCGTGCGGGTTCGAGCCCCGCCACCGGCACCAAATCTGGGAACAACCTATGATACAAAAACAGTCATCCAAATCGGATGGCTGTTTTTGTATATGGCCCGGAAACCGTTGAAAACACTAGGGTTTTCGGCTTTCCGAATGCCGCGGCAGGCGTTGCGCAGCCCGGTATTTCACAGCGGCGTGTGGGCGGCGAAAATGGCCGAAAAAGCGGCTGCCGGGCTGCACCCTTTCGGAAATGGACAAGGGTGCATAACGCATCCGCGCCGTGGACATTTCCGAAAAAATCAGCCCTCCGCGAAAAGGTTTTACTTTTCCGCGGAGGGCTTTTTTCATTTATCGAATGGTCAAAGCGTCGAGGCCCAGCGTATCTGTATAATTCAGAAGCTCGGGCTGCGTGGCGCTCAGACCGTGGAGCAGGCATTTCAGCCGTTCTACGTCGTATACACCGAGTTCCGCGGCCAGCGTCCGTGCGCTGATCTGACGATGCTGTCCGCCGACAAAGCGGAGATAGTATTCCAGCGCCTTGATCGAGCGAAGATAGTTCCCGTCGAGGTAGTCTGCCACGTCGTTGCTCGT